AGGTACTGGTCCGGGGTGAGCGCGAGCCCGGTGCCGATCACGAAGTTGGCGTAGGCCCGCTCTCTTTTCCCTCGTCCATCTCCTCGGCGGGCTCGGTCCTGAACCTGTCCTCCACCTGATCGAGCCGCAGGTTCATCACGGTCCGGTAGGCGTCAGCGTCCTTGGCCCCGTCGCGCTTGGCCTGAACGAACAGCAGCGCCCTGGCCAGGATGGTCTTGCCCAGCTCGTCAAGCTCGTGCCCGAACGACCGCTGAACCGCGATCTCCTCGAACCCGGTCAGAGAACTGGCGAACTCCCGATAGTTGATCTTCTCGGCACCTGCGTTCGGTCCGAGATCCACACACTCCGTCACCGAAGCCCCGCCTTCCCGATTGCGTTGTCCAGTCCCGTTTCGAGCATCCGCACTGCCTTCGGTGCGAGAGCCGCGTCAGCCTTCTGCATGAAGTAGGCGGGCTTGATGTCCCGCTTCGGCCAGCCGTAGTTGATTGCACCGGCATAAGGAACTCGTGCACGGCCGGCGATGACGACCGCCTTGTTCTTGGCCTTGTTTCCCCTCACGGTGTTGGACAGGCGCCCGGACCGCTTGGGAGCGAACGAGGATGCGAGTCGAGCGCCCTCGGCACTGATCGCACCGAAGACCTGTTTCAGGTCCGCCACCTCGACGCCGAAGCCCTGCAAGGCCTTGACGGTCTTGGTCAGGCCCTCGACCCGCACGCCGGTCGGCATGTCACGCCGCTGTGAGGGCAGGCTTGTCGGTGCACTTCCACTCGACCTCGGCGACCTGGACCATGCGGGGCGAAACGTTCGCCTCTCCGCCGAGCAGGTCGCCGTCCGGTTCGGAGATCGTTACCGTCCCGGAGAACTTCGGAGTGGCCGTGCCTGGGGTCGGGCTTCCGCCGTTCGGCCAGAACTCATACGTCAGGTCATCTCCTGCGGCGGACCAGATGACATACCAGAGGGAGGCCGTGTCCGTGTCCTGCCGCAAGGTCAGCTTGAGCACGTAGTCCCGCCCGCCACCGGCCAGCGCCTCTGCGAAGCTCACAAAGTCTGACTCGGTCTCCGCGCTGGCCAGGATGACGCTCGACACCTCATCGGTGACATTCACATCATCGATGAACAGCTCGGTCTTTCGGCTCCCAACGATATTGCTCACGACTCAACCTCCATGGTGATCGCGACGGTGAAGGCATTCAGGACTGCGCCGCCGTCCACGGACAGCGAGATCGGTTCGAGGGCCACGTCAGCGGCCGGTAGGTCCCTCACGGCATCGATGGCGGGCACTGCCCAGGTGTCGAGCAGATCCTCGGCCTGCGCATCGTCCGGACCGAGAACGACCAGCGCGACCAGCTGGACGGCGGAGCGGGTGTAATCGCTCGGAGCAAGCCGGGCAACGGTGATCCATCCGTCACCCTGACGGGGGGCCCGGAGCCGACCCCGTGGCCGGATGTTCAGGTCCTCGACAGCATTCAGCGCGTCTGCGAACGCTTCCCGGGCTTCGATGAGCGTGCTCATGCGATCACCCACCGCCGGTACGGGGCCTCAAGCCGAGTGATCTCGGCATCAAGCTTCGGCACTCGGACCGAGGTACCGCCACCCTCGAAGGAGGTGAAGGTCGCTACCGGGACGGCTCGGGCCGCGAGGTTGCGGGCAACGCGCCGCTTGAGGGCTTGGTCGAGGTCTTGGGGGTAGTCGGCCGGGACGTTGCAGGTTCGGGCTTGCGCCGCAGTTTCCGCGCCAAGCGCATCGGTGATCTCCTCGTCAGTGGCGCTGGTATCCCCGAGGTATGCCCTCACTGCGGAGGCGTCCGGCGGGGCTCCGGACGTGGCACGGCTGACCACCCTGAAGGCCAGGACGTCGCTGCCGAAGCTGGTTGAGGCGACCGTGACTACGAATGTGTAGGTGCCCGCCGTGGCCATCGCGTAGGCCAGTAGGTAGACCCCGGTTGTGGTCTGCGCGGTCGCGGTTCCCGTGTCGGCGGTTCCGGCCGGGGTGGTGAGGGCTACGGTCACGGTGTCGGCGGAGGCCGCCACACCATCGTTGTCGGTGACCAGAAGCCAGCCGCGCCAGGTGTCCCCGACGTCAGTGAACAGCCCTGCGTCGGTCAGTCTCGCTGGCATTCGAGTTCACCTCCTCGCACTTGGTGGACCGCCCGGCCCCGGGGTGTACGGGGGAGCCTCAAGGCCGGGCGGCCGTTCAGGGTCAGACAGCGATGACTGCGCCGGTTGCGGACAGCGGCAGGTAGGTCAGGCCCCACTCGACGCGGGCAGTGGTGCCGATCGCGCCGCCGCCCGCCATGTTCACCTTGATGTCGCCGTCCCACATGGCCAGCGGGGCGGTCAACAGCACCATGTCCGCCACATCGAGATCCACGATCAGCGCGCCGCCGGTGGTGCTGTTCAGCGAGAGCCAGGTACCGATCGCCGCGTTCTGCACGCTGGTCGCGGTAGCGAGGGCAACATCGCTGCCACCGTCGTCCGGATCGAATGCAGCGGCCAGCGTGAGCACCTCGTTCGGGATTGCCACGGTGACCATCCCGAAGAAGCCCGTGATCAGCACCTTTCCGGTAACGCTGAAGAGATCCTCAGATGCCCCGGTGGCCGGGGGCAGCGCAGCGGTCTTGGTCACATACACGCCGATGACGTCGTCAACCAGGCGGGTTCCGTAGGACATTGCGAGTTCCTTTCGCGCTCAGGCAGCGGTGTAGTTGACGGCGTGGATGCCGGTGTACCGGAGGATCTGGAAGGCGAAGTAGCCCCAGATGTTGAGGTAGATGTTCTCCGGTCCGCCCTTCTCGAAGAACTTGAACTCCAGGAGCGGCGACTCACCAACGAGCATGTCAACGCTGTTGAACAGCACCGCGTCGTCGGCCGTGCTGGTCATGCTCCAGGCGTTCGGGACCGCCAGGCCATCGAGGCTCAGGGACTGGCCTGCGCGACCCACACCACCCATCACGTTGGCAGGACCCATGAACGGGAACATCGGTCGCCCGATGTCATCGATGGCCTGCACCAGTGCGGAGTAACCGGTCGGCCCGGCGAGCAGCCGGTCAGGGCTGATGAAGCGGTGGGCCGGGAACTCGCCCTCCATCTGGCGAATCTTCAGCGCCAGGTCGTTGCCGGTGCCGGTGACCGTGTAGACGTAGCAGCCCTCCGTGCTCTGCCCGGAACCGGTGTCGTTGTCGGTTGCCGCCGCCAGCGCGGTAGCAATGACAGCCTCGGTGTCCTGCGCGTACTCCTCGCGCATCGCGTTCGTGGCGATCGTGTCGATTGCCGGATTCGAGCTGTCCATCAGCTCGCGGGTGAGCACGAACTCGCCGCTCTGCGCAGTCGGCGTAACCGTCCGGTAGGTGTGATCGGTGATCGTGCCGGTGGTGGGTCCGGTGCCCTCGGAGTTGGTGCCGCTCAGGTTCGCGCTGCCGACCCAGACGGGCACCTTGAACGCGGTTGCGTTGGCCAGCGTGATCCGGGTGCCGATGCTGTCGAACAGCGGCCGTCCCTGCGGCACCTGCCCGACGTAGAGGTCACCCCGGTACCCGGGCGGGATGACTTCGGCCTGGTCCGTGGTGTTGCCCGCGTTGGCGAACTGCACGGTCCGGGCGGAAGCCTGCGCGGCGAGCTGCGCGGTCTGCTCGCTGTACTTCCGCAGCCGGGCCAGCGCCTCTTCGGCATCCTTGCCGCCGTACTGCGCATTGCGGGCGACCCAGGCGTCACGAACGAAGCTGTGACCGATGCCGGTCAGGCAGTAGACGAGGGGCTCGCGGACCGACGCGACCGGGGTCACGGTGGCACGCTGCTCGGGCGGCATCTGACCGAGGGCCTGAACTGCTGAGGTGAACGCCTCGACGGCGGTGGTGAACGCTGCCACGTCCGGCGCGGCGTCCGGAGCGGCTGGAGCCTGCGGCTCGGGCATAGCGATGATCCCTTCACGAGTTGCAGCAACGGTGGTCACCCGGGCATCGGTGAATGCCGGGTCAGCGGTCAGGGTCACCCGGCGCAGTCGGGCGGACGTGACCAGCGCTCCGCCTTCGTCGGCCGGATCGGCTACTGCGGTAAGGATTTCCACCACGGCCGACAGGCCATCAAGCGCGCCGTCCTCGGCCAGGGTCAGCGCCTCATCGCCAGCGACAGTGCGAGCGATCTTGAACTTGCCGCTGACCGCGTCGTCGCTGGCCTTGAGTTCGATCGCGGCGCCGAGCAGCTGACTCAGGTCGTGCTCGCGGTCGAGCTTCACCTGAGAGATGGCCGCCTTGTTCCAGGTCAGCGATCCGGGCGCGAACTTCAGCTTCCGCGAGTCGGAGGTCTGCACGTTGAACGGGAGGATGGTCCCGGATACGGTGCGCTTCTCCCGACTGGCCGCGAACCCTTCCGCCGTGAACGAAACGGTGACCGTCTCACCCTCGGCGGACAGCCTCACGACCGCGCGGGACTCTGCGGTGTTCTGCACGGGCGCTCCCTGCACTGCCGGTGCTGGCCGAGGCTCGACCGGCACGTCCGGCAGGTCCTCCTTGGCCCGAACCTCGGGCACGGACATGACCTGCTTGTCGATCGCGATTGCGTAGGTGCCCCAACGGGTTGCGGGGTCCGCCTTGAGGTAGTCGTCAAGGTCGAACTGGACCCGGTAGCCCCGCCTGGTCACGTCATTCAGGCTCAAACGGTCGGTGATGGCACGCATGTACGGGGTCAGAACCATGTTCAGCCGGTCGATCCGACGATCGATCGCGTTGCTGTAGGTCCGGCTCGTGGTGTTGACGCCGATATCCTCGGGATCGATGCCGAGCAGGTTGGCGATCTCCATGTCGGACCGCTGCTGCAACTGAGCCAGCTGGATATCAACGGCGGAGCTGACCTGCGCGAGCTTCCGCTCAAGCGCTGCCGGGATGTACGCCTCGGAGTTGTCCCGCCGGGCCGCGTTGTACGCCTTCAGGTGACCGCGGATCTCGTCCTCGGTGCCCGGGTCCTCACCGGCAACGGGAGTCCAGTAGGCACGAGCCTCGGGGTCGTCCGCGTACATCTCGGAGGTCTGCGCCAGCTTGATGGCCCGCCGGACAGCACGGGCACCGGCCACCGTCAGCGCATCGTTCGGCGAATCGAAGCGGATGACGTTACGGGCGTCGATCTCCCTGCCCATCACCCACACCCGGCCAGCCGGGTACAGCCCGGACGGAAGCGTCTGAACGGGGTACCCGGCTGGCGGTGTGGTGGACACGGCGTGCACGTCCAGGTGCCGCGCGGTGGCCGGGAATCCGGCCCAGTCGAATCCGGTGATCTCCCACCACGAGACGCTCTCGAAAATGAGGTCATCGAGAGTCTGCGCGAGCGTGACCACATTGCTTGTATTCGAGTCGATCTGTGCGAGCAAATGGCTCGGGGTCGCCTGCCGATCCGGGTTCAGCATCAGCAATGGCAGTGCCGCCGCAGAGCAGATCAGGTCCCGGCCGCGCTTGACCGCCGGGACGGACATCGCCTCGTCCCGAGTGACTTTCGAGGTCCAGCCCGCCGTACCGACGTAGGTGCCGCCCGGCAGCCAGGGCTGTCGTCCCGGAGCCCACGAGAACTCGGTGAAGGCTCGGGCAGGGGCAGGCGGCACCTCGGTCCGGCGCTCACGACGGAGCCAGCTGCGGATGCCCACGGCCGGAGTCTAGCCCTGTCTAGTGCTGAACGTAGAGAGCGCTAGATTCGAGGGACCGCGATCACCGTCCGGTGCTGCAGCGGCTTCGGCAGCGTCCTGGCCAGATGCACTGCGCCAGCGGCTGCATACAGCGCGTCAACGTGACCGTCGCCCTTGCGGCTGAACCGCCACGTGTCACCTGAGCGGAGCCGCTCAGCGACGGCAACATGCGCATCGAGCAGCGGGTCACCCGAGTGCGCGACCTGCCCGGCCGTGACCAGCTCGGCGAAGCCCATCGACACCGCCGGGACCTCCGCCCTGACCTCCTCGACCCGCACACCCTGGGGTGGCCAGCCGCGTTGCCCCTTCCGATCCTTCAGCCGCGCCGCCAGAGCCGCCCCAGGACCGCCCGGGAACCAACCGAGCACCTTCGGGCGGACCCGAGCCAGAACGCCCGGCAGTGCCCGCTCTGCGGCGTCCACGGCACCGATCCCGTCCCATGCCTGCACCGGGTCGACCCTGACCCGCCCGTCAGTGAGCACCGCTGCCGCGTACAGCGTGGCGTGCTGCCCGTCCGGACTGGCATCGATACAGCAGGCCAGCCGAGACCGCAGGTCCGCCAGGCTGCCCGGATCCAGACACCGGGTCCAGCTCCCCGGATCGATGGCCGGATCGAGCAGGCGGACCCGCTGACACATGCGCTCGGTGCGGAAGCCGGACAGGGCCGCACCGCCCAGGGCCACGGCCCGGCGAGCGTCGGACAGCAGGGCCCCGACCGGCGTGCGCCTGCCCATGTTCGGGTTGGCCATTGCCAGCGCCTGAACGTCGAGCGGATCGCCGCCGTCCGGAGCGGACCACTCCAATAGACACAGGTCACCACCCGCCGACAGCTCGGCAAGCGCCTGGGTGCGCAGGTCGTTCAGCACTGTGCTGCTGTCGCCACCTGCGTTGGACAACGCCCAGGCCTGCGCATCGGGAACGGCCGACATCGCGGGCACCATGGCATCCCAGGCGGTGTAGGCCGTGTGCTCGCGCAGCTCGTCCAGAATCGCGCGGTGCACGGTCAGGCCACGGCCTGCACCGCCGGTCGCCGCTGCGATCTTGTATCGGCCCGCGCCGAGCTTGAGCTGCTGCTCGCCGTTCGCACGCCGCACGCCGTTGCGCGGGATCAGCGACGAAAGTTGCGGGCTGTTCTCCGCCAGCTCGACGGCCGCCTCCCACGATTCCCTGGCTGTGTCCAACTTCGTGGACGTACCGAGGACGAGACCGACCCGCTCCACCGCCAACCAATAGAGAGAAAGGACCGTCAACAATGTCGTCTTGCCCTGCTGGCGAGACACCAACAAGAGGACAGTGCGGAACCGTGGCCGACCATTGGGCAGCAACTCGCCGCCCCTGATCACCGCCTCGCATTGCCACGGGTCCAGCGGCTTGCCGATCATCTCGGCGAAGGTGATCACCACGTGCCCGAAGGATGCCGCCGGGTCGGTGAGGTCACGCAGCGGTTCAGTCGCCAGCCTGGGCTGTGTGCAACCGACCACGTCGGTTTCTGAGTTCATCGAGAGCGCCGATCCCATCTGGCTCACCTCCCGCCATGCTGGCCGCCGCCGACCTGGTCAGGCCGAGCGCTTCGAGGGTCGGAAGCAGTCGGGCCGCCAGCTTGACCACGACCTCAGGATCGGCGGTCGTATCGAGTTCTACTGCGAGCCGCTGGGCAAGGGCTGCAACCGCCTCGCCCCGGGGTCCGGGTGGGCGAGCTTTGAGCGAGGCTGCCAACGCCTGGCTCACGGTGATCCACGGCGTCGTCACTGGACGTCATCTGCCGTAACTAGGAGAGAGAGAACGGACAG